CACATGTCAAAACTTATACTCTGATGGAAAAATATGGACATACAGGGAAGCATTTTTGTGTATAGATGAAAGAAATGATGCTTGCAAAGAGGTTGCTTTGATGATTGCACTGTCGGAAAACAAATTAATCGAAAATGCTGAATTAGAGTATCCCGTAGGGAATGCACACATTTATGATTGCTTCCAAACAGAAAAAAAGTATCAATGCAAATCCATTGTTTTAAGCTCGGGAGAAGTAAGTTTATCACATGTTGTCAATGGTGTAGCAAAGATTCGATACAAGGAAGAAGATGACTTCGATTCGTTTATTTTTGGCAAGCTTCTTCACAAAGAAGACAAGTATTATGTGATTTATCTTGTCGTGGAAAAGAATACAGCATTGCATTTCAATAAAGGATGCAGCATGACGTTACAGTTTAACAATAAAAAGATTAAAGAATTGCTCACTGGCTCAAACATGAATGCGGGTTTGAAAAACAAAATGTACGATCCTCCGAATTCTTTCCCAATGCAACTTTCCGAAATACAACCAAGTGAAACATTACCAAAAAAATTATTAAACATTGTATGTGATCAACTATAAAATCGCACTGAACCTTTTAAACATTCAAATTTTATATACGCAACGGAATATGAGTTGGAGTCATATGTTGATACTTGACAATACCCCAGGAAACATAATATATTTTTCGAAGTGTTTCATTACTAATAGTAACGACACTAGTCAATATTTTGTCTTTATGTGGAAGAGTCAAATCACATCCACATATTTCATGATGAGCCCATGCTCTATATCGATCAAAAAGTATTCCTTCTAAACCTCTAGCTCCTTTTAATTTGAGTTGCAGTCTCTCTTGGTATGTTGAATTTATTTTACCTTTTAATTTGAAAATAAAGTTATCATTAAGAAAATCTCGTACTGCATACATTCCAATGTTCATCGATTGACCCATTTGTAACGAGCATGTTCGCGATAAGTTGTATAAATTTAACTTATTTTCAAATTTTGTGATATTTCTGACCACCATGGAATCGTGCATGTAAAATATTCTATCGAATTTGAAAGGAATTTTTTTCCAATTTTCTACTAAAGCAATGATTCCGGTAAAATCTATACTATCATGTTTCACATATAATGTTAGATGTTTTAATGAGTGGTGATATATTGATTCATACATACTGTTTCCTAATACAGTTATTATAGGGAAAGAAAGGTTGGACAATGTGTGTAATAGTTTGTATCTTGTTTTACTTTTAATGTTACTATTAATGACAACTATTGTTCTGTTGGAGTACTTGTATGTATTTTCTCTTTGTATTTTATGTTTACAATATAATGAAATGTTCTCATTCAATTGGCCATGATAAGTCATGGGGCACGCGCAACTTGCTTCACATTCATACCGATTATGGAGATGACATTTACCTTCACGATGAACACTCTGACAATAATATTTTTTTTTGTTTTTATTATTACATGACATTACAGTCTTTCTTTGTCAACAATATTCCAATTCTTTCCATCCGAACACTTCTAGTGAACGTTTGGAACATGAAGTTTAATTCAACTCGTCTTTTAGATAATTGTTGGCTCTCATTTTTTATGCAAAAAAATGGTAGCTTTATAAGAAATCATTACAAATAATTATAAACAGTCGATGAAATATTTCCCTTCAAATAAATATTTAAAATATCCAATCCTTTTTGAATTATTTTACGTGTAATAAATGAAACGAATTCAAGATGAACGTCACACCACCACTTCCTTCACTACCAAAACTTCCCACACTTTGTAATGTATGTTTACATGCAAACTCTATGCAAATCGTACCAGAAAGGGGAGAGGATATTGGTTTATTTGATATACGTTACAGTGTGTTTTGTCCTGTATGTTTTGATGATTTTATTAGTTTTTTCCCAATCACTATAAAAAAAATAAGAAATAGAGAACTTTATGGTAAGTTCTACTCACCATCACTAAAGTCATCGTCAGGAACACCACGACGACGCTTACCGTTACCCTCATCTGGATCCGACTGAATCTTTCTCTTCTCGTGGTTCTTACGCTTTAGGATATATGTAATAATTACATATCGTCCCTTGTTTCGGATAGGATGTGTCTCGATAAAAGGTTGTTGTTCATCAACGATATTCTGAGGAAGATACTCACCATATGTCCACTGTGTATGAAAACAATTGGAAGGTATCTTGCATGTCTCATAAAAGTCATAGCAATCCAATTTGGGACAAAGCTTATTTGGATAGTACTCAAGCATGTTCTTTGTGCTCCCTTGACGATAAAACTTGTGCTTGTAGGGAAGATTTTTTTGTTGAATAATTCGTGCAAGAAATTGAACATTATCACGGTCAGAATTATTAAAGGTAGAAAGCACTTCAGCAACAGGATGCATCGTCGTGGAGATTGAGTGACTTCTTGAAACAAGGGTGGGTGTTTGATCCTAGATGGTTCAGGTGTTTGATCCAAGTGGAGATTGTATTTAAGAAATATTGTCAATGATACATTTTAATACAGGCATAAAAAATGATTTAAACTGTTCATTTTCATAATTACCTCCGTTTTTTAAAATTGTTTTTATTTTATCAATATCCCACCATTTCATTTTTTCTTTTTCCAAGTAATCCTCACCAACATGTACATTATAAATTATGCCACAATAATCATATTTCTTCACAACAGCAGGATGGTCAAACAATTTTAATATAAATGTTGTACATTTTCTCATATACTGCCACATTATCGCCTTTTCATCAATTTTAGAGACAACTTTCTTCTCAACATTTTCGTTATTGTCGTTTACTATATATGTTGTACACATTTTGTTTTCCTCCTTTCTCTCTATACTTTTAACAGCATGTATTAAACCAATCGGTGATTCTGAATTTATTTTAAATATGTTTATATCTGTATACAACTTGGTCAAAATTTCTTCACACAATTGAATATTTAACAACTTTTTTCTTATGCTATCAAACTCTTCTATACATTTTGTTTGCCACGGTACCCATACTAAATACGTTGTATGATACCGTGATTGCAATTTTTCTTGGTGCATATTTATTACAATTTTAATATTGTACTTTTTAGAATTTATTATATCTCCCATATTACCACCTTCTGTACGAATTGTACTCAGACTTTCCTCATAATATTCTCTCAAAGCATTATCATTAATACTTTCGAAAGATTTACGACCGCCTTCAAAACCACTCCATCTGTTACTACCTTTCCATGTGGGATTATAGCGTTCTTTTGCAAGTAAAAAACAATACTTTCCTTCTTCATTAACACTAATCGGAATAATTCCTGCACCAATTCCATTACGCTCAATTATATTTTCATCAAAATTAGAAATTTGAATATTCATACATGTATATTTAATAATGGCTAAAATATTTTTTCTGTATAATTACGCAACCATAGCGTTTTTATATCTATTTGAAGCTGTTATTAAAAATAATGACAATGCAGAAGTAACTGATTGATTCATAATAGATGAAGAATATGTATTTAGATTACTCAGTACCTGACATGTTGGAGATTGTGTCAATACAGCAGTTTTTAAAATTCCTACAAAAGATGGGGGTGTGCAAAATGAAGTGTACAAGTTAGCAAAAAACCAATGAGAAGTTGTGCACAAGATATAACATGCAAAAAAATCAAAACACCTTCTTTGATTAATCATTGTTTTTATATTGTCATTTTTTCTTTAAAAATAGTAAAACGCATTAAACTATAATTTTTTTAATTATTTATAAATTTCAATAATAAATGAGAGATTCATATAGATCTATTGCGGAAATGAAAAAAATGTTCGAGGCAATGTCTCCGGAACAAATTGCGGAAATGACAAAAATGTTCGAGGCGATGTCTCCGGAAGAAAGAAGGCAAAATATTGAAATGAGTCGTGAAATAGATCCTTTTCCAGAAGTTACTGTAGATATCTCAAATGATAAACTGATACGCAAAATTACAGAAAACTTGCAGAGTCCCAAAGACACAAAACCATTCTTCATAAAACCCGCCAAACAGCCAAGTTCCTACCCATTGAACAATTGCAACGTAAACGCTGGACATTTCTTGTCACAGAATAAAGACTATAAACTAGTAAGAGGATTCAAAGTTTTCCAAGCAATCAAAAAATCTACACAGCAAATAGTTGGATTCAAAGCAGTTGTTCATTTTATAACTGTTGATAAACAAGGAACATATTATGATCCCACACCAGACGATGATGATGAATATTTATTTGTACCATCTTCAAGAGTATATCCTTCTAAAGACGACAAGACATTTTTCACAAGAGGTATAAAATTAAGTGCAATAGTACACGGAGAAGATGAATATAAAAATCATGTTTTAGAATTTTCTAAATTACAAAATGGAGGGGTAAATCTGATTTTTGAAAAGCCTGAAGATATGAGAATACTAGAAATCATCAAACCAGGAGATACAGTTACTCTAGATGGTTTAAAAAATAAGCCAGAATTGAATGGAAAAAAAGGAACACTTGGAAAATTCAACATAGAAAAAAGAAGGTGGGAAGTGGAAGTGTGTTTAAATATATTAGTAGACCATTCAAATATTAAGTAATTCTAAACATTTTACCAAAAAGAACGAATATCCAAGTGCTGAAAATAATTCACTACACGATACTTGTGATGTTCAGAATGAAATTTAGACCTGTATACTAAAAAGTTTATTGTTACATCATGTCCACTATGATTTAAACATGCCAAACATGCTTTTATAAGTATATGGACATATATCGACACTTGATCAATATACATCAAATGATAAACAATACGAAGCGCTATAATATGTAAAATTAATGCACCTATCATTTCAAACGGATGTTCTAATATAGCATGAATATATCCAATAGAAGGGTTTGTGAGTTTATGATGTATACCATGAATATATCTAAAAAGATATGGTTTATGGAGGAAATAATGATAAGGTGAGTACAACAAGTCATCAATAAAAGATATCATAAATATTCTTAATAATATGATTGTAAATGAACATATAGTTAGGAACAAGAAATAAGCATTGCCAGCATGTAACACCCATAAAGGTACAATTGGATATTTTTCATAATAATCATGAATGTACTGAATAAACACTGTTTCCGTTATCATATTTGTGAAAATACAAAGATAGTCTTTTTTAGAAACTGTATAGTTATCATCACTCTTGATAATGGGAAATTTTTTCGCAAACCGCATCAGAACATGATTCAAACATAAAATTCCAACTCTGGAAATCACAAAAATACCCAAAAACATTGTATTATATAAGTATAATTAAAAATATTTTTCACAAGGAAAAATAATGAATCAAACAACCAGTCACCAAGATAACCGGCCAGTAACTCGACGTGCAATTTTTATGGAACACATACACGATGATAAAACTAGAGTTAGTATATCAATGTTTGAGTTTAAAAAGATTAAAAAAATGATAAACTTTATATTACAAAACTTTTACAATAATAATGATCAAATACAAGAAAGCTTGAATTTCATAAAACTTTTTGTTGCAAATATTCTAAATATCAATCCCGTGGTTGCAAATATGATGGGAATAACATTACCAAGTGAACTCGGTATTAACAAAAACAATACAAGAGGTGATTTTTCTATAGTTGTCGTATTTGGAACC